CCCTTTGACGTGGTGATATGGATGACGGATGGCTGGCCGCTGTATGAATCCCGCCTGAAGGGAAAGCTGCACGTAATCAGCAAGCGATATACGCAGCGAATTGAGCGGCATAACCTGAATCTGAGGCAGCACCTGGCACGGCTGGGACGGAAGTCGCTGTCGTTCTCAAAATCGGTGGAGCTGCATGACAAAGTCATCGGGCATTATCTGAACATAAAACACTATCAATAAGTTGGAGTCATTACCGAAATCATTACTAAAGAAATAGCGGCAGGTAAACAGAAGTTTATCATCCCTGACTATTATTTCGTCAAGTTGCAAAATAGCGGTGGTCATTTTGGTTTATTCCATGATCCTGCTGTTTACGGCGAGTATTATCATGTACAAGCTATTTTCAAAAAGAAAGTCAATTTTGATTATTCTGTAATCGCTAATGGAGCGAAGCACAGCCTTTCCAATGAAACGACGGCTTATAGCAACACCCGCGGGGATTTCGCTATTATCAGCCGGGAGCAGCTAACGGGTTCGATCACACTCTCGGTTAATGGACGGCAGAAAACGATTCCAGTTGAAAAAATGAAGCACGCAGAAATCAATGATGAATTCTGGTACTACGCTTCTGTAGACAAAGGTGAAATTACAGCAATTTCATTTTAACTTTACGTAAAACGCGATCTTCGCCATTTAACAAAATGTGTATCAACACAGGCCCGGTAAGCGCAGAAGCGCCGCCGGGCAAAACACATTCTGACCCCGCCATCAATTATTTCCTTAAAGCGCTTTAATATCTCTCCCCCCGCCGGAAGGCGAAAATAGCCTCATGAACACGAAAACACGACCCTCGACCCTGCACTGGCAACCTGCCTTGCAACGTCCTGAAGAATACGTCTGCGGGCTGGATGATATTCATCAGGCAATACACATCATTCTGCGCACGCCGCGCGGCAGCGATCCCCACAGGCCGCTTTTTGGCAGCAATCTGTGGCGCTATATCGATTACCCGATCGAGCGGGCCATTCCGCACGTTGTTCGGGAGTCGGTGGAAGCGATTCGCATGTGGGAACCCCGCTGCCGGTTGCTGAAGGTGACGCCGACGATTGACGGCGAACACCTGACGTTACGCGTGCAATGGCGCGCCGCAGACGGCGTAATCAACTCAACGGAGGTGTTATGGCGATAGCCGAACCCGACTTTATTGACCGCGATCCCGCGCAAATCACCAGCGAGATGATTGCGCAATATGAAGAAGCCAGCGGTAAAAAACTCTATCCGGCGCAGGCTGAGCGGCTGCTCATTGACCTGTTTGCTTATCGTGAAAACCTTGTCCGCATCGCCATCCAGGAGGCGGCGAAGCAAAACCTGGTCGCGTATTCCCGCGCGCCGATGCTGGATTATTTAGGCGAGCTGGTTGGCGTTCACCGTCTGCCCGCTCAGGCGGCAAAAACCACGCTGCAGTTTTCTGTTACTCAAGCGGCTAAAAGTAACCTGGTGATTCCACAGGGTACTCGCGCCAGCGCGTCGGATAGCGTGATGTTCGCCACCGACGAAGATGTTCTGTTGTCTGCGGGCAGCCTGAGCGTTGCGGTAACTGCAACCTGTGTAGCAACCGGTGAATCCGGCAATAACTGGCAACCTGCGCAAATCAGCGCGCTGGTGGATCGGGTAGGCAATTACGATCTCAGCGTCACCAATCTGACGGCCTCAAGTGGCGGCTGCGGCGAAGAGAACGACGACGCGCTACGTAAACGCGTCCAGCTAGCGCCGGAAAGTTTCAGCAACGCGGGCAGCTATGGCGCCTATCGCTTCCATACGCTCTCGGTCAGCCAGTCGATTATCGACGTGGCGGTGCTGGGGCCGGATGAAGGGCTGGCGGAAGGCTGCGTGGAGATCTATCCGCTAACCCTGAACGGCCTGCCGGGGCCGGAGCTTCTTGCCCAGATCGAACGGGAGGTGAGCAAAGAGAAAAAGCGCCCGCTAACCGATAAGGTGAGCGCTAAATGTTCTCCGCGCGTGGCTTATCAGATCCGCGCCCGGCTAATGCTGTTTACCACCGCCGATCAGGAGACGACGCTTGCCGCCGCGCGTGAAGCGATTAATACATGGACGCGCTCGCGCCAGACCCGGCTGGGCCAGGACATTGTGCCAAACCAGATAATCAAAGTGCTACAAGTGGATGGTGTTTACGACGTCGCGCTGGATATGCCCGCGAAAAAGGTATTGCAGGCGCACGAATGGGCGGAATGCACGGCCATTGACGTGACGATTGCCGGGGTCAGCGATGGATAAACTGCTTCTGCCACCGCCGCTGGCCAGCGACGAACGTTTTTCGATTCTGGCGAATATTGCCGCCGAACGCTTTGCGCAAATCGACCTGACGGCGTTGCTGGTCTATCTGGTGGATATCGTTGATGCCTCGGCACTGCCCTCGTTGGCCGGACAGTTTCATGTTCAGGGGCTGGAGGGCTGGCTATTTGCCGCCAATGAACAGGAGAAACGAGAGTTAATTAAACAGGCGATTGAACTGCATAAATATAAAGGAACTCCCTGGGCCGTTCGCCGCGTTCTGGAAATATTATCCTTACCCGGCACGATTTCCGAATGGTTTGAGTATGGCGGTAAGGCTTATTTTTTTAAGGTTGAAATTGAGCTAATTAACCAGGGCATGGATGAAAATCTGTTTAATAACCTGGTCGATCTTATTCATGAGTATAAGAACGTGCGCTCAAAGCTGGAAGCGTTAATTGTCTGGATAATTAACCAAAGCGCTATTCCTGTTATCGGCAGCGCGCTTTACGGTGGAGAAATAACGACCGTCTTACCCTTCCAGGTTCTGGAAGTTCAACAAACTAAACCGATCTATTTCGGTACAGGGCAATGGAGCCTTGAAATTACATCTATTTACCCGGAGTAATTATGGATAATGAGTTTTATACCCTCCTGACCGACAGGGGAATGGCGAAAATCGCCAGCGCCCTTGCGGACAAAAAACAGATACATCTGCAAAAGATGGCGGTTGGCGACGGCGGTGGGCAATATTATGAGCCCACCGCCAGCCAGACCAAATTACGCCACGAAGTCTGGCGCGGCGAGATGAATACGCTGACCGTTGCGCCGAATAATCCTAACTGGTTGATTGCCGAGTTGGTGCTGCCGGAGGATGTTGGCGGCTGGTACGTGCGTGAAGTGGGCGTATTCGACGACGAGGGCGAGCTGATCGCCATCGGCAAATTCCCGGAATCCTACAAACCGCTGCTGCCGGGCGGCTGCGGCAAGCAGGTCTGTATCCGCCTGATTATGGAAGTCTCCAACACCACGGCGGTGACGCTGACGGTCGATCCGAGCATCGTGCTGGCGACGCGCGACTACGTGGATACCCGACTGGACGAGCATGAGCATTCGACGAATCACCCGGACGCGACATTAACGCAGAAAGGGTTTACGCAGCTTAGTAACGCTACCGACAGCGATGACGAAACCAAAGCGGCTACGCCAAAGGCGGTAAAAGCGGCGATGGCGGAAGCGCGTAACCACACGCATACCTGGAATCAGATCACCGGCGTTCCCGACGGTACGCTGACGCAAAAGGGGATTGTTCAGCTTAGTAGTGCTACTGATAGTACCAGTGAAGTACTGGCTGCAACGCCAAAAGCGGTAAAGGCAGCAATAGATAAAGCACTTGGTGCTGAGGCATATCCTGTTGGTGCACCGATCCCATGGCCTTCAGATTCTGTGCCTTCCGGCTATGCAGTAATGGCTGGGCAAGCATTTAATAAAACTATATATCCTAAACTGGCTACGGTATATCCTTCGGGTATACTTCCTGATATGCGAGGGTGGATAATTAAAGGTAAATCGGCGAATGGACGTGTTATCCTATCTCAAGAGCAGGATAGTATTAAATCACATACACATACAGCAACAACAGGATTCACCGATCTTGGAACTCAAACATCATCGCTATTCGATCACGGAACCAAAACAACGAACGGCGCTGATTTAGGTTCGAAAACAACTTCATCATTCAACTATGGAACAAAGTCTACTAGTTCTACTGGAGCACATACACATACAGCAGCTGGACATCAAGATTCGGCAGGTTCCAAAATTGGAACACAGTTTGCCCTTGCAGATGGTGGCCCTGCGGCAACCTCATCTCCAACAAGTTCATCCGGTAATCATTATCACTCTGTAACAATGGGAGCGCATACACATGCGGTAGTGATGGGCTCACATACACATACGATAACGATGGGTACACATACACACTCTATTACTTTGGGAACGCATAACCATACTCTAACCATTAACTCTACAGGCGATGCAGAAAACACCGTTAAAAATATCGCGTTTAACTATATCGTGAGGCTCGCATAATTATGTTTACTTTTTCAAATGAACCACAGGTTTTATCCGTTTTTAATTTTTCATCGGATACCAATGAATACATTGGTGAATCCGATGCATATATTGCGCCAAACACCGGATTACCGGGTAATTGTACGCAAGTACAGCCTCCAGAAATAAAACCAGGATTCACACCCGTTTGGCTTGGTGAAGAATGGCAATTAGTCGAAGATCATCGTGGACAGATCGTTTATGATAAAGAGTCCGGTCACCAAGTGAATATTACCGAACTGGGGGGACTCTTTGAAAATGTCACTATAATTTCCCCGATGAGCAAATTTGATCGCTGGAACGGTGAAACATGGCAACCTTCAATTACTGATGCTAAAGCAGCCAAAATTCAGCAAATCAAAGCTCACCGTGATGATGTTACCGCCGATTATATCGTTATCGACGGCAACCATTTCCACAGCGATGCTAACAGCCGTATTCAGCAAATGTCACTCACCAGAATGGGTCAGGCAAAGCAGATTCCGGCAGGGTTAATGTGGCAGACCAAAAATAACGGTTTGATTAAACTGACCAACGACATCGCCGCGCAGTTTGAAACCGTCACTATGGATCACGACATGCGCCTGTTTGCCAACGCGCAGCGGCATATTGCGGCGGTAGAAGCGCTGGGGGATATCCAGGAAGTGCTCGACTACGACTATTCATCAGGCTGGCAGCCATGAGTCAAACCACCGTCTGGCTCGCTTGCTATAAGGGGCGATCGGAGTATCGCGGCATCGCCAGGTTTGCCGACTGGCTCACGCGCAAAGTCACGCGCGGTATCTACTCTCACTGTGAACTGGCGGTAGAACACGGCAGTAATGAATACCTGTGCTACTCCGCGTCGTTTCGCGATCGCGGCGTGTGGGGAAAGATAATACCGTTACCGGACGATAAGTGGGATAAGCTACCGTTAAAGGCCACGTTGCCGGAAGTGGAAGTCTTTTTCCGCAAACACAACGGCAAACGCTATGACTGGCAGGGCGCGCTTGGTATCGCGCTGTATAACCGGGAGCGCAAAGATAAACTGTTTTGCAGCGAGTTTTGCGCTGAGTTTCTCGGACTAAACGATAGCTGGCGCAACTCCCCCAGCCACCTTTATGCCTTAGTCAGTAGCTGGCAATACGATTGTTGAATCTCTCGCCGGGTATAAAGCCCGGCGATGTTGAATTAAAGTAATACCCTTTATTATTTATTTTTTAGCATCAAATGTTCAGTTTGCATAGCAAATGAAGTATTATAAAAAACCATCTTATAGTATTTTTACCAATTGATATGTGAACCCCCTACGATAATAACATTTATTTAACAAGCTAACTTTCTTCATTGGAGGAAGAAAAAATCAAACTCTTACATTGCTTATTATTTTCCATATCTAAAAAAGGAAGTGGATTACGGGAATACTGGCGGCATGAGATTATTCGCAGGAATGAATTTTCATTATGTCGATTACTT